CTGCGATCTACCAACTACGGTAAACGCCGCATTTGCCAGACTGATGTTTGTGTTTGCTGATCTTCCAAAAACCGTGAAGGTCGTACCGTTTGCTGCGGTCGTAATTTCTTCCATAACTGCGGCAACAACACGAAGCGCTATAACCGCTCCTGAAGAAAATGCTGCAGCCGTTGTGCTGTCTTGAGCCCTTGTTACGGTCAAGGTGTTTGTCGAAATCGCTGTTACCTTAACAATCTCCGAGCCAGAGCCTTCACCTATCGAAGCATAGAAGTAGTCGCCCGACCCCAAAGAAGGGAAGGACGACGCATCTGACACCGATATCGACGTAGCGGAGCTTGTTATGGAACTCGCAAGCGTTGTGCTGGCGAGGTTCGCAAACTTAAGGGCCATATAATAACCTCAACAGAATCAATAACTTAGGAGGCGGAAACCGTCCACGTTATGGTCAAACTGTCCGAAGTACCCTTGTTGATGACACTAAAAACAGTGTGACAGAGCATTGTTCCGCCGCTGCTCGCATTGAAGATGCCAGCCTCTGTTACCGCCGCTGCACTGCTGGGCGTGCCTGCAGGGAAGGTTGCAACATAAACAACGTCATTGTTGTTGACGGTAGTGCTGGTCAGTGCCGCACGAGCAGACTCAGAACCCAAGGCAGTGTCACCTGCAGATGCAGCTGTACTGTCAGTTCCGATAGCCATGTGGCTCATTACGCTGGACGATGTGCCAGCCATGCGAGATGCAACATAGTTTTTGCCTGTTGTAACAACTAGGTTTTCAACAGACTCTTTTTGCTTTATTACACCGTCTTCTGAGGTGACGACAATATCCAGCCGCCCCATTAGTTTAAGATCGTCTTGGATCATTGTTTGTCTCCACTAGTCAGCGTTAAGTAGCATGAAGCCCATATCGCCCTTATTGAGCACTGCGCTTGCTACCAACTTCTGAGCAACTAAAACGTCACTCACAGTTACACTGTCCGATTTACCAATCCGTGGAGACAGCACGGGTGTGTCCGATACCGCGATAGAATCTTGTGCAAGCTTGGACACAGAAAAAGCATGCACTTCTGAAGTGATTATATTATCCGACGCCGCCTTGGTAAATGCAAAAATCGCGTTATCTGTCAAGGGGTTAGTGGAATCTTGTAGCGACTTGCCAAAAATCTTTTCGCTGGATTCCGTAACGGTATAAGAATCGGTTCTTACCTTGCCTACATCGATAGTCTCATCGTCGGCAAATGTAACGTTTTCTGACTTTGCCAGCCCGGCATCGATGACAGCAGGATCTGCAAAAGTAAACGCATCATCCACTAGCTTGCCAAACGTGACCGCGTGCTCGTCTTGAATTGTGTATATGTTGAACTTAAACGCCAAAGACTCTTTATCTATCTGATTGAAGTCGTCAAGCGTAAAGAAGTCCTGAAGTGCAAATTCAACACCCATTGTCTGAGAGTCAGTGAACGAGAACTGATCGTCCGGCGAGCCGGCAACATTTGTAAACCCATCACCAAACGAGAACTCAAAAGAGAAGGGGGAGCGCGTTACTGTGAGTAGTTCAGTAACACTAATCGTTTCATTTTTGCCTAGCCCGGCGCTGTAAATAAGATCCTCGGTAAAACTGACAGAGTCGGCCTCACCCTTGGTCGGGTGGAAAAGAGGACTATCACTTAGAGCAGTGCTGTCTACTACCGACCGAGACATGCTAATCGCTGCGTTTTCTCCAATCGAGGAGCTGTCGGCAAGCACTGAGGACACATCAAACTCGGGCGCATCACTGAATATAACTGCGTCGTCATGACTTCTGTTGAAGGCCATAACATGCTGCAGGGAATCAGAAACGCTGTAAGAGTCTACGTTTACTTTGTTCGCGTTGGTAGAGACTGCGTCAGTTAAGATCTCTAGATCTAGCAGCCCGCGACCGAAGCCAAACACGAGGTTCTGATCTGATACACCTACGGTATCTGAGTAGCTAGGCTCTGGGGATAGTGATACTGCATCACTGAAGCCAAACTCATTGGCAAAGTAGTAGATGGTCTGTTCGGGATTGACGTGAACGTCGTGCAGGAACAAGTTACGCCAGTTAGGTGTGGCGTGAAGTCTCTGATACCTGATCTCCGGGGCTAGTGCTCTATAGCTGGTATCCAGAACAAGATTTCTTTCTGAGATAACAGCAGCAAAGGTACGCCGAGAAGCTTCGACGTATATCTTGCGGCTCGTAGCGTTCGCGACCAGCCTTCGGAATTTTACCTCGGCAAAGATCGCCATATGCGCTTACCCGAACTGTGATCTAACTTTAAACTTAATTAGATCAACCACGGTTTGAGTCCTGCCAGCTGAGTCTGTGAACTCTATTTCACCCTCTAAAACGCCAGTAGTGTCGAGCGTATCTCCGTCAAATACAAAAGTGACCTTGCCGTCTGTAGCGTTTGTTACGGTCCCTATGATGGTGTCAATCAAGGCTGTTTGACCTACCTGACGCACGCGCATTCGAACAGAGCCACTAGTCAGATCAAGGGCTGCAAACGTTGCAGAATCATCTGGATCTAGCAGTGCTCCATCAGCAGCGCTATTAGAGTCTTTAAGCGTGATCTCGATCTCGGGCAGCTGGTCGCCCTGTACAAGGTCAATAGTGGTTATGTAAGCCATTAGATAAACGCCCTCGGTTTACAGGTGAGCGTACCGCCGGCAAATCCATACTTAACCTGACGGGTAGTGCGACCTACTTCACGTTCGAAAAGGTCCCTATTAACTGCCGCCAAATTAGGATTTGTGAACGGATGCCCGGCCATCATTTGCAGCCGATACAAAGCACCATGCACAAGTGCTTCTCGATACTCTTTTCCAATAGAGTCCGGGATGCTTGTGCTGGTAGAGGTCGGCTTGACCGAATAAACGACCCTTAGCGAGTCGCTGTCATTAGGTATGGGTGCCACAAAAAACTCAGCGTTATCACGCTGTGAGTAATAAGCGGGCTTACCCCTTTCAGTTTCATCACCAAGACGGCGCAGCAGCTCGTTATAACTAATGGGCCGCAGCGCCGTGTGGTTATCGAAGATATCGATGATGTGATTAAGCTCAGTCCCTGTCGGAATGGTAACGGAATACTCATTGACCCCGCCGATCACAATTACGAACTCTGGCTCAGGGATGTAAACATCTGTCCTGCGACAGAAGTCAATCGCTGCATCACGAACTGCACGCTCTATGATGAAGTCAGGACAACCCTGAACTTCGGGTCGAATGTGAACGTTGAGGTCTGAGTACTTCATTAGGCCCTCCCGGCGTTCCTATCAGGAGTGTTCGGGATCGGCGTAGTTGCACTGTCAGCCTGAGTCTTAACGCCAAGGGCGTTAGCAAAAGACTGATAATGCATCATGGCTCGCTCTGCGTTACCTGCGTACTCCGAGTCCTTCTGATATGCACGATAGAGTATGTAATCTAATATACAATTCGCATACACATCATCTAGGCTAATCGTCGTTGTATCGGTATCGAAGTTACTGATACTGATATCTGACGGGGACGAGCTGTATACGATTTCTAGATCGTGACTGCCCGATGCGCCTTTTGGATACACGTAGAAATGCTTGGGGTCAGCAGGATCATAAATATAATGTTCGATCTTGTTTGTCCCGGCAGTTGTCTCGTGCCAGTTGGGTAGCGTCTCATCAAGAATCTTGCGATCTACTTGAGTAATAGCTCTACCACTTACGTTTCTAACAATCTCGATCAAGCGTAATGCCGCGGCCGGGAGAGTCTGCTTGCTGCCGTTAACACAAGAAAATGATTCGTTGACCATCTTTGCGTCTGGGCGATGCAATACAACTTCTTTCTGCGCGTCATTGAAGAACTTCAGCAACTCAGAGTTTGGGAATCTGACGTTGGTGCTGTCCTGTAAAATGATCGAGGCTCTGTCTAAGATGTCTACAACCTTTGTTGTTGCCATCGTCAATCCTCCCACTCAATAACTTCAAGGTCCGGCAAACCTTTCCAAATAGGATCGTAGTTAAAAATGTTACCTGTGATGACATTTCTGACACGCTTAGGTACGGGCTGCTTTCTCTCAGACTCAGCAGGCTCTTTACCGTGCTGACGTAGACGTGCAACCTGATCTTCGAGCTGCTCGAGACTTAATCGGCGATCAAGCTTGACGCTAAATTCCGATTGAGCTTCCTTGAATAGCTCATCCTTTTTGAAACGCTTACCAGTTTCCATAACAAATCCAATAAGTTAGGGGGGCTTGCGCCCCCCGGTCGGTCTTAGACCTTCCACTTACCTACTGCGAGGCAATCAGGAACTACGACCTTAGAGCCGTATACCTTCAAGCCACGAACAGCATCACCGAAGGTGCTCTCGAGGCGAATAGTTTCAGTGTTAGTGAACTGAGACGCGAACGAGATGGCCTTTGGGTGGCCTGCAAGTACGTGAGTGTAAGTAGCATCATCACCAGCCGATGGCGTGTAGAGCATGTTTGACTGATAAACAGTGAAACGGTCTACCATGCCAACCCGACCGTTACGCAGAGGAGACTCTGCATCACCAGTCAAGTACGCCTGACGAAGCTCAGACTGCTTGAGCAAGCTGATCATTGAAGGAGGCAAAACGATGAATCGTCCTTCCTCTGGAATGTTCAACTCATCCAAGGCTGTAGACAGCTCAAGGATTTCGCCCAAAACGTTTGAAGCTGTAATTGTGGTCTGAGAGCTAATAGTGCTAGCACCAGTCACAACAGAAGACATGACGTCAGTTTCGACTGCAACGCGCATACCTTCCGCAGCATCAGAAGATGCAGCTTCGAGCATGTTGACGTCAGCCTGAGCTGCCAATACGTCGTCAACCTTAAAGCTGTAGTACTTAGCCTTGTCGATCAACATCTCGACCTTGGCAGTAGTGAGCTCTTGGTTTGACACAGTACCGGCGTAGTCATTGATCGTTACCGCGGGTACGGTTCGGATAACAACTTTGTCGCCCTGACCTGAGATCTCGCCTTCGTAGTCAGTGTTTGAAATTGCGGGCAGTACAGACTGCTTGTAGAACTTAGCCTGAAGGAGTTTCGAGAACACCTCAGGGATGAAGTTTACTTCAGATGTAGTACCCGTGCTGAAAAATGAAAAAGCCATTGTTTAATTCCTCACAAGAGTATTAATTAACGGCGGATTGATCCTTGTTCCATGGCTTTTAAGATCTCGCCCTGATACTTCTCGAAGTCTCGATTCGGCATCCGCTTGATCTCTTCCACAGTCCAAGTTTTCTTTCCACCAGTATTAGGCTTCCGAGTTTTTGGCATCTTAGGTTCTGCAACCTTCCTTGCCTTCTCAAGAGCCTGCTCTTGCGGCGTGGGTGGCTTCATGCCCATATCAGCTTTAAACCGCGTCAAAATCGCATTGACATCGTTAGAAGATCCGCGTTCCACCCACTCGTGAGTCCGAGGATCCTGAACCTCTAGCCAATTGATCCAGTCCGCGGTTTCGATCAGTTGATCTACATCGGGGTGGACCGCTCGGATTCGGTCAAAATGCTCAGCCTGTGCTTGTGCTGAAACGGCTTCCTGTCGTCTGCGTTCTTCGGCAGCCAAGGCATCCTTGGTGCTTGAAACCTCTGCTTGGGTTCGACTTAACTCGTCAAGGAGCGGGCCGGCTATGTCGGGATATTCCTCCCGGATTTTTGCCAACTGCTCATTGTCTTTCTGTCTCTCCTCTAGCTGACCTTTAAGTTCGCCAACAGCCTGCATCAAATCCGCATTTAACTTGCGGAGTTCAGCAGCCTCTTGGGTTGCTTTGGTCATCCTCGCTTGAGCGCCTTTCATCGCTTTCTCAGCTTTATCTAGCTGATCCTGCATTTGGGATACTTCGCCGCGTTCCTCTTCCTCAAATGCTGGAGCCTCATCCACACTTTCAACTTCGACCGTATCCGTAGGCTCGGGGGTCTCTTCAGCAAGCGCTTCCACTTGTTCGGTTTGCTCCTTGTCGACAGGAGATTCCGCTTCCGTTTCTGTCAGCTTGCTGAGCATTTCTCGTGCTTCAGCTTCTAAACGCTCAGGGTCATTTCTACTAGCCATATATTTTTCCTCGGGTCCACAAAGGGATGTCCGTTAAGTAATTGCGGATGTCCGGTTAGGGGTCCGCTCTCGGTCTAGTACCGCTTTCGCGGTATCTTCAAGTTCGAGCATGAAGCGCAACTCAGTTACGCGGCCTTGCTCAAACCTAAAATTCTTTTCGTCTGAATGCTCTAGCCGGTCTCTAGCGTCAGCCAATCGGGACGCCAGCAGGTCCGATATCAGGGACCATGCCGGGCTGAGCCGGAGCTCCATCACCGCCCGGGCCTGCTCCGGCGAGCATTTGATTTTGGAGTGCTTGTTCAGCTTGCAACCTCTCTTCAGACTTAATAATTTCATCCGGGTCGATATCTAATGTCTGCGCGATGTCGCGCAACAAACTAGGTCGATCCACTAAAGCCGCATCCATGGGGTTAGAAACCAGCGATAGGAACTGAAGCAGCCGCTGGCTTTGCACTTCTTTTTGCACGAGAGCGGTGCTACCTCTCGCGACGATCCTCAGATCGCCCTTGATTTCTTCCCGAGGATTGAACTCCATATTCCAGTGGAACATCGCTTCAATCATTGGCTCCAGAAGGAAGTCATCAATGTTTTTAATCGTGCTCTTGAGCGCCACATTCGCAGCACCCATGAGCATAGATATGCCTGTAGCCGTCTTGTTGAGGGACGCAGTCTGCTCGCCGTGGGTGTAGGAGGGCAGGCTAGTAGTCTCATCTGCAAATCGGCGGAAAATCTCAACGATCTGGTTTAGCCCGTTAGCATTAGCCACAGGCTGATACCAACGCACAGCAGGCATAGAACCGTCTCCACCCTCTCGGAGGAATACTCGCCAAGGGTGGATGTCTGTCGGGTCTTCTCCTGCTGCAAGCAAGTCTGTATTTACCTCAACCATTGGACCGGACGACAAAGCCATGTTGTCTAGCCAAATGCGGACGGCAGCATTCATTGTCGTTTGGCTGTCACGCATCATGCGAGGTACGCCAATCCCCCAGAATTGATGCGGATTACGCTCATACGGGAAGATGTGATACGGAATTTTGTAACCCGCAACAGGGTTCAGCATCACCTTCAAAATTTTGCAGTCGCACAACCACACGCAAGCAGAGAACTGGTCGCTGAGCTCCATGCCCTCAGGGACATCAATGCCATGCTCTTCTAAAGCGTAGCCATCGACATCGCCCCAGTATTCAAATACTTCAAAACGATTAGACTCAGCATGATCCCTAATGCCAGCAATCCTACGAAGTGTTCTTTCATGCTCTTCCTCAACATGATTACCTCTGCGGTTAATCTTAAGCATGTACCGGACCATCTCACCGTCAAAGCCGGGGAGGTCAGCCAAGTCTCTAAACTGGCGACGGGTCAACACATGGCGTCGAAATAGGCCGTTACAATCATCCAAAGTGGTGCAGTAAGGGTCGACATAAAGGTCAAATATCGATACGCTTTCTAGGTCGGGGACTGGCGTCTCAACTACGCTCAGTGCGTAGGTCTGTGCGCCACTTTCAGGATCGATCATTTTCCCGTATGACTGCTTTGTATCGATACGAACAGTGCCCGCTTTGACTGCACCCGATCCAAAAATACACGCCTCTAGAATAGACTGCTTCAGCTTTTGGTCTGCACCGGCTTCAACTAGCTGGTCCTGAATCTCAGTGGTCATGTTCTTGGCAGCTTCCGCAGCCATCTTTTGCTCGACCTCTTTGAAACCTTCCTCCAGCTCAGCCATACGCTGCTGCATGAGGTCTTGGTTTTGCATTGGGTCGGCGATGCCTGAAGCCATCATGACTTCTTGCATTGCTTGCTGTCGCATTTTTGCTGCGGTCAGCGGATCGATTGTTGCGATCGGAGTAGGTTGCACAGCGAAGTAAAGATCACCGTGCTGAAATAATAGGTCGACAATACGCGAGTAGGCGGCCATCACCTTGGTTCGAGTTAGGCCTACAAAAACTTTGGAGCGGGCGCCCCCAGCATCATTCAGACGCGCAAGAACATCTGGCTCATACTGCCCATTGTATTGGCGCAGATCTTTAAGCCATTCGTTTTCTGTCTCTTTGCGTGCGTCTTTGTACTCTTGGAAGATGTCTTTCAGGCGGTGACCAAGACTTTGCAGCTCTTGTTCCTGCTGCCCGTCCAGATCATCGTCTGACACGATCTCTTCTACTTCGTACAACTCTGCTGGATCTTGCATTTAGTAGCCCACTGTCGAGTCCAAACTCTTAAAGCCACGACGCGCAATATGAATGCGAGGTCGGGGCATTGAGGCTAATCCATGCAAAGCGATGGCATACGCCATCACCCTATCATCATAGCATCCCTGTTGAGAATTGAAACTCCCTTTATCATCAATAACATACGTTCGTAATTCGTTAACTAACTCGATGTCTGCGACACCCCCTTCGCGCTGCCGAAGTAGGGCGGCAAGGTTGTCGATAATGAGCGGTTTTGTCTTCGATGTAGTTAAGAAACCACCACGCTTTGTGAGCTTGTCACCGTATGCTCCATCAACAGAGCTTTCTACAAACAGATTCGGGTATTGGATTTCCTGCAAACGGCGTAATGTAGTCAGGCCGTGGTTGTTTCTTTCGACCACCATGTAGGCCCGGTTCCAGCGGTCGCCCAGCTTTCCTAAGAAGTTGGCGTACTCAAAGGGGTCGATGTGGCCGTGATAGCACGCCACTTGATTGCCTAGAGAGTCCAACACCTGAGCGCAGCTGTAGTCTCCATAGCTAAGACCCTCAGCAACGTCCACCCCAATCACATAGCTCTCGTCTGGGTTTGGGCTGCACCACTCTTTGTATGGGCCATGGGAGTAGTTCTCTAAGATTCCTGCACGGTAATCGCCCCGAAAGTCAGGGGTGTAGCAGTTGTCTTCCGCGTCTCGTAGTACCGCGTCCTCTACGAAGCATCGGCCCGACGTCAAAAAAGCTTCGAGCGGGGTGCTCGGATATTCTTGCCGGAACAAATCAGATGATCCCAGCTCGTCAAGTTTTGCGCGGCGGAACATCAACTGTTCATCGTCTAGCTTGTAGGCCTGTGCTAATTTTTCTTCCTCGGGGGTGCGCTCAAAGTAGGGGTTCACTTTGCGGCGGTACTCCGGCATCCAGTACCACGGTATAAAGCACACGACCCATTCTGTTTCGCCCCTAAGGGACTTCATCACCTGATCGTAAAACCATCCGCCGGCACCATTCGCCGTGGATTCCAGAATAACTTCAGAGCCTTTTCCGCCCACCGTCTGCAGTAGACCCGCGACGATATCAGAGCCCTGCGGGTAAAACGCGACCTCCGACCCGTGTACGAATCGGTTTGTCTGTCCCCGGCCGGTTTGAGTCGATCTTGCTGTACCGACCCTGTACCGACTGTTCAGTCCCTCGAATGCCAGCGTGCTCGCAGATTGCGATGCCAGTCCGGGTTTGAAAGCGGGGTGGGGGATATGGTCGTAAAACTGGCGCACCATATTAAAGATCGAGTTGGTCGACTCGGCCAGATGCGAGAGTACAAACGCGTTAGCGTTTCGATTTTGTGTGATTTTCCAGAAGAATCGCCCCTCCACGTAGGTCGATATGCCTACCTGCCGGGCTTTTAAAACTAGGGCGCGGATATTCCCCTGCTTTTCTAACTGATTATCGAGGGTTTGATGCATCCATCGCTGGCCTGCATTTAGCTCAAAAGGCGTTATCGTTCCTTCTTTGTTAACAATTCGCAGTATGTTTTTTGCGTACAGCGGGAAATTACTCTTCAGCTTCCTCGCTGCCTGCACTATCTTCTCGTCGCTCGTCATGCATCACCAAATTTTTAGCCCACCACCATAGGCTGTTATCGTCCATGTCCATCTTCATGACGTTTACTCGATAGCAGACAAGCTGAATATTGCTCATCCGGTATCCAATACTGCTGTCAATCCGATCTATACTTATGGCGGTTTCCATGACTGTCTTTCCATGTGTCATGGGGATGCCGCTCAGGGCACATAAGCCCTTCTGCTTTTTAAGAACCTCAAGCAACGCATCTACTGTTACGTCATCTGAGAACTTGCGCTCCGAATCTACGGTGCGTCTTTTTGCTGCACGTATCCGACTTCTTAACCACGATGCTGCAGTTCTACTTTCTGCCCGTCTTCTATGATCAACGTAGCAAACACGGCAAATCAGTCGACGCGCTTCGTAATCAGCCTTGGTTTTTACAACCCCGCATACGGTGCATTGCCTATCTTGATTTGACACGTTTGCCCCCGAGTCAACTCTTCAAACGCGGCAACCGCTTTCCTGCTGTTACTCACGGCTATTCTGTCTCCCATCAAATCAGTCCCCATCCCAATGCATCCCTGCACATCGCTAGAAAAATTAGCTACGTGTATCAAGATGTAGGTTCTGTCAGGTACTGCTTCTAGCATCCACGTCCAGCCAAATCGCGGGCTTTCTCGCCACGTCATGTTATAGCTGCCTGTGGGGATGCAGGAGACATTTGGTGCGTTATCAAGCCAAGGACGCTCTATGGTGTAGAACGTCTCACCAGCGACCTTACAGACGCCTAGAGTGCCCTCGGGGTGATAACAGAAGCGTTCGATCGTTATATCCATCTTACTTTTTATAAGCCTTGTTTTTTGCGGCTCTCATGCCACGCTTCGGTAAACCTTTCTTCATACACTTGCCAGCCTTCTTACACTTCGCCGGGCTGGTACAGCCTTTACATGGTCTCATCATGATTACTTCCTATGTCGTCGGGTTTTAGTAGCCACCTTCTTAGGCTGGCTAGAATGCTGTTTGCCGGCTTTTGTATCAGCCCGCTTCTTGCGGGTGGTCGCAGCGTACTCTTTCGCTGAGAGCGATTTAATAGCCTTCTCAGGCAGGTATCTCTCGCCTGTCGCTTTAGAGCCCTGCGTAGACGGCTTACCTGACTTCGTTCGCCACTTCTGCGCGGTCCACTTCTTCAGGCTCTTCTGTGGTTTTTTCAGTGCCATCAGTTTTTGTAGCCTCCGCCGCTGTCTTTGTACTGCTTAGCCAACATCTGCGCCTTCCTAGCTGACCACTGACCCGGCTTGCCGCCTTTACCGCCGGCTTTAATCTTTTCAAAGAGACGCTTCCTCATGGTTGGCTTTGTGTAGTTGCCCGACGCGTTTACTTTCGACTTGGGCTTTGCCTTTTTCATTTTGAACCCACTGGCTGAGTCGTCATGAATCGAAGCACTACAATGCCGGTAGCAATACCGCAGCCAACCATCGCTTGAACTGCAGGATTAGCTGGCAAAAAACCAACAAAACCCTGTAGCACCGAAAGACACGCGAGAGCCGCCCCGTACTGCACTGTGCGAGATTTAAATGCTTGCCGTAAGTTATCCATTACTACTTCCTCGATTTGGCGCCAGAGCATTTCCAGCGCTTCCTAGATAAATTGTTGGGGGTATTCGGGTCATCCTGCTTTGATTTAGGCAAACGCTTCTTAATACCCAGAGATCTGGCGCAATAACTGTCACCTTTCTTGGTTCCGGCCTTAACACGCGGTCCGCCATCCTTGGCTTTGCCTGCTTGCCCATAGGAAACCTTCTTTCCTGAGGCAGTAACCTTCACTTTTGCCTTGCCTTTTCTAGGTGTCGCCACGAGATTTTGCACTCCTAAACGAATTTATGTTCCAAATCATCAAGCTCTGAAGCGTATTTTGCAAGCCACTCCGCCTCGTCAGGTGACTTACTGCGTCTCATCACCATTTTTTTACAGCTTTTGCAGTAGGGGATCTCCGTAACAGGGGACCAGCACGTCACTCCGCAGTTGCAGCAAATTTTAGGTTTTAAATCTGGTGTGTTTTTCATGTGGGTACTCTCATAAGGACCGCCCCCCCTAAATATGATGGGTGGGGGGTACCCCAAAAATGGCATTTTCAATTTTAGGGAGTGGATAGTCCTCCATGGTACCGGGTCGTCGACGACGCCACATCGAGACGCGTATCCCCCCCCATACCCACCTGATCAGCGGGCCTTTTTCCTGCAATCCGGGGAGCCGAACCTAGCAAAGGTTCAGTCCTCATCCTGTAAGTCTTTGTTATCGCTACCAAAATCGATCACCAACAAGTTGTCCGCCGGCGAAACCTGCTCAATTTCTTCTTCACCAAGGTCCAAATCAGCCAAAAAAGACGACTCGAAAGTAGTGATCTCCTTCTGTTCAGGAGCAAGCCATCCTTCAGCCTTAAACAGGCCCTCGATCGCTCTCAGTTTGTCCGCATCCTTCTCCGCAGAAACTCCCAGCTCCTCGAGACGACTAATCCATTTCTCACGTCTATCCTTTGTCTCTTCAGCCATAACGGCCCTCCTGCGCTCGATCTCTGCCTTTACGTTAGGTTTGGCTAGGTTCTCTACAGACTGCACTCTGAGGCAAGTCTCGCTGTTCTGGCTGTACCCAGCGCGTCGACAGGCCTCTGTACCGTTACCGGTGAGCAGATACTCATCGATGAACTTCTCCTGCTTGATGGTTAGCTTTCGTTCTTTCATTCCATACGTCCTTGCCTTACTT